CTTTGTTAAGTTAGTTAAATTACTAACTTAAATACTATCATACACTATGTAGTATTAATGTCAACTTTATTTTGATTCAATTGATATGTGTAAGCAATCGGTGCTACCATGTTTGTGGGAACATATATTAAAGGTAGGAATTGATGGCTTATAAGAACTCTGAACGCAAAGCTATAGCTGATAAGGTTTGCGCTCTAATGCAGACGGGTATTCCCTGCGGTAAGGCTTGCGCTAAGGTGGGTATTCCTAAGACAACTTTCCTCGGTTGGACTAAAGGAACAGGGGGTATCCCCGACCAGTATGCGCACGCGCAGGAAGCAATGATACATAGTATCGCTGAACAAATCATGGCTATAAGCGATGAAACGCCTGTCACCATCGTTGACCAGAACGGTATCTCTCGCTATGACTCTGCGGCTGTTCAGCATCAGAGATTACAGGTTGACAGCCGCAAATGGCTGCTCAGTAAGATGATGCCCAAGGTGTACGGCGATAAAAACGTGCAGGAGATAACTGGACCGAACGGTGGACCAATTACATTGGCGGCGTTGGACCTGAAGAACTTATCAGATGAGGAATTAGAAAGCATGGACTATCTAATCGGTAAGAGTACAGATATTGATGGGACTGTCATCGAATGATTAAATTTGACATTGTTTGTACTTCCTGTATAATAATAACTATTAAATACTTAATAAAATGAGTGCAAAACATACGCCAGCAGCTGTAGCATTAGCGATTAAAAATGAGAAGGATAGACGGGCCGCCAGCGCATCGCTGTACGAATTTGTTAGGCAATGTTGGCATGTTGTAGAGCCGGGAGTGCCATTTGTGCACGGTTGGCATATACAAGAGATATGCGAGCATTTAGAAGCTATTTCTGCGGGAGAAATGCGTAAATTATTGATAAATATACCTCCAAGGCACTCTAAGTCTACAATTGTATCAGTTATTTGGCCAATGTGGGAGTGGTTGACAGATCCAAGTCAAAAATTCCTCTGCGCGTCCTATTCTGGCTCACTTTCTATCCGTGACAACCTAAAAGCGCGTAGATTGATACTTTCTCCATGGTATCAGGAAAGATGGGGCCATATGTTCAAGTTAAGCGGCGATCAGAACGCTAAACAGCGGTTTGAGAACAGCGCAACAGGCTATCGTATAGCTACATCTGTAGGAGGTACTGCAACAGGTGAAGGTGGCTCTAGACTCCTATTAGATGACCCTCATGCAGCACAAGAAGCTCAATCGGATGCTATACGTGAGTCTGCGTTAGATTGGTTCGACCAAGTGTGGTCCACACGATTAAATGACCCTAAACGTGACGCAATGGTCACAGTTATGCAGAGATTGCATGAAAGAGATATATCTGGCCATATATTAGAAGAGATAGGTGGCTGGGAACATTTAATGATACCAGCAGAGTATGACGGACGTAGACGCACAACTTCGTTGGGTGAGTACGACCCACGAAAAGAAAAAGGTGAGCTAATATGTCCAGAGAGATTCGGAGAGAAAGAAGTAGCCGACCTGAAGAAATTATTAGGTGTCTACGGTACAGCTGGACAGCTACAACAGGAGCCTAGCCCAGCAGAAGGCGGTATACTTAAGACAGGATATATTGAAATGTGGCCAAGCAAAAAAGGCTTACCACCCTTTGAATATATTTTACAAAGTTACGATTGTGCCTTCACGGAGAAATCCACCGGAGACCCAACTGCGTGCACTGTTTGGGCAATATTTACCCATGCAGGCCAAAGAAACGTAATGTTAATTGACGCATGGGATGAACATTTAAGTTATCCTGATTTAAGAGCTAGAGCCATAAAAGATTGGACAACAGAATATGGTGGCATGAGTAAAGACAGTCAATTTTCTAGAGCACGCCGACCTGATAGAATATTAGTAGAAGCTAAGGCAAGTGGGCAGTCATTACTCCAAGATTTACGCCTTGCCAATGTACCAGCAATAGGGTATAATCCCGGTAACGCGGATAAAGTTTCTAGAGCACATCAGGCTGCGCCAACATTAGAACTTGGTATGGTGTGGATACCTGAGTCAAAACAAAATCCCGGTCATTATGTAAGCTGGGCAAATGACTTTGTAAAGGAGTTAGCTAAATTTCCTGTGGCATCTCATGATGATTATGTTGACACATTTACCCAAGCAATAATTTACTTTAAGAATGATAGATGGTTTGAGCTACCGCAAGCAATAGATCCAGATGAGCGTAAAGCCTTACCGTTTAAAGCAGTTAACCCATACGCAGCTTAGGAAAGTACAAATGGCTTTAAAAGATGATTTAGAATTAAACAAGCCAATGCGAACCCCATCGCACTCCAAGAAATCTCATGTTGTTAAAACGACAGTAGACGGTAAACCAAAAATAATTAGATTTGGTGAACAGGGGGCTAAGACATCTGGAAAACCTAGCCCTAACGATTCAGCAAAAACAAAAGCAAAGCGTAAATCATTTAAAGCAAGGCACGCTAAAAATATAGCAAAAGGTCCAGCATCAGCGGCATACTGGTCAGATAAGGTCAAATGGCGCGATGGTGGTTATGTAGACGGTTACCCTACAGACGGAGAGATCGCAGACATAGGCGCTGATTTTTTATCTGGTGTTGCAGGACCTATTGCAGCTGCTGGCGTATCTTTAGCAGAACAAACATTTACCGATAACAACATAGAAACATTAAAAGCAAATAACGAAAAGTACAATAGGGCATTAAACTATACCCCAAGAACTGAGACTGGTTACAACGTCAATCAGGCCGCGATGAAAACATTGGGAGAAGGCGTTACCGCAGTAACGGACGCATACACCCAAAACAAAGATAACTTGGGCTATGTCCCAGACGTAATTGACGCGGGCGTTGATTATTACAATACCATGGACCCACGCAACCAGTTTTTAGCTGGCAATGTTTTAACTGTGGGCGAGGTTTTGCCCCTAGGTAAAGCCGCTTCTATGGCAAAAAGAGCGAGTAAAAACAAAGCTGATACAAATGCTATAGCAGGAGCAGCAGCTAACGTTTTACCAGAAGAAGCCAACATTCCACTACAGACTAGATTAGAGGAGATGGGCGGCAAGTACAACATGGATGCTTACCATGGTTCCCCTAAGTCTTTTGATAAGTTTGACCCTAATTATGTAGGAACGGGAGAAGGCGCGCAGCAATATGGTCATGGCGCTGCTTATCTTAGCGAAAGCAGTGACTTCGCTAAAACTTTCACTCCGCGTGATATGGAGTATGAAAGAGTGCTTGGCTTGAAATATTCAGCCCTTGAAAAGGTTGGCGATTATGAGGGGGCGCAGGTTGTTGAATATGCCATGCAACATTACACTCCATCAGAAATAAGAGCAATGGCTATAGACCCTGATAGTGTTCTTTATGATATGCGAGAAAGGGCTATGGATATAGCCGATGAGATTGACGAGATACCAGTCAAGGATTTCTCTTTATATAAAGTGCAGGTAGACGATTATAAAGTAGATAGAATGCTTGACTTGGACAAACAAGTAATTGACCAAGATATTATACTTGGATTACTAGAGCCAGCAATACCCGGAATAGCAGCAGCAGCTAAAAGATATAAAGACATAGATATAGATTTAAAGAAACGTAAAAACATGAAAGCGCCGGGAGCAAAAAAACTTCAAGCCGAGGCAAATAGAATAGCCAAAAAATTCCCGCAGCTAAACCAAACAGGGATGAGTTTTTATCGCGCAACAGCTTTTAATAAAACAGCTGGAGACAGTAGAGGTCAAGCGGCGGCTTCTTTACTTCTTAACGACTTAGGGATTGCTGGGAATAAATATATTGACCCATATTTTGAGAATGGAAAGACTAGAAACTTTGTAGTATTTGACGAGGTTGACGCAAAGATACTTAGTCGTAACGGTAAGGACATTAAACGTGAGTACACAGATGTAGAGGTCCGTGGTTCTTTTGATGACGGTAAAATTACACCAACAGGAGTTACAGCTGCACGAGATGTTGCTGAACTGAAACTAGCGCAAGAGCTTACAGAAGACAAGAAACTTTCAGAAATGTTAGGCGACGCTAATGTAGTAGGTAAAGGCAATAGGATTGTTACTACTCAAGCCGACAGGACGAGGATCAGAGACGGTGCTGGTCCGGGATACCCTATAATTGGCCAAGAGTACTATGAGATGGCAGAAAAGTACTATGCCATGACGGGTAAAATAATACCAAGACTAAACATAGGCAGTAATGATTATCCTGTATGGGCGGTTGATGATAGTGGAGTCGCTACTGCTCTTATGAATAATCTTAAGAAGCAAGGCGATATGCTTATACCGATGATTGGAGGCCCTGAGCAACTTATAACAAACTCTATAGTTTTTGGCAGACTAAAGGGAGCTTTCTTCGACGCTGTTGACAACGGTAAGTTGAAAAAAGATTTAGCAAAAAAGATGAACATTAATCTAAAAGCCGCTACAGGAAAAGATTTAGATATTAGAGACCCAGCATCGTGGGCCGAGCTTGAGACTACCTTTGATGGCCGAGCCATATTAGGCGGTATGATGAGTGGTACAAAAACTAGATTAGGTAAGAAAGACCTTAAGGCACTTCGCACCTCAATAAATACACAGCGTAAACTAGACGGATTAAAACCACTTGCAATGAAACCTCCTACGGTACCTTTAGGTGGTAAAAACAGTCAAATATTTAAATTTGACGATATGTTAGAAGAAGCAACAGAGTCTTCACTAAGGGGAGCTGATACTTTTTCGGTAGGTCCGAATGTAGTGGTACCAAACAGAAAACTTGAACAAGTTTCAGCTAGTGATATGCACTCTGGCTTTGAATATCAAATAATGGGAGAAAGATTGCCCGGCTCTGTAATACAAACTCCATTGGAAATTTCACATCCAGCCTTTATGGAGTTTGTAAAATATAAAGAGAGGGTAACAGGGAAGCCTTTTCCATATGGAATGAATGCTAGGATGGGAATAGCAGAAGATAACAAAGGTGGATTTCCTTCTGGTTTACCCAGCCAAGAAATAACAGAAGAATATTTAAAGTGGTTACAAGCTAACGGTTACGCTGAAGGCGGAGCTGTAGACGCTGAAGAGTATAATAAAGAAAAAATAGACATGCTGGCTAACCAGTTAATTGAGGGTTTTGCTGAAGGCGGCTATGTAGAGGATATGGCTAATTATGCCCTTGGTCCAGTTGACGTGGTAGCTGATGCGGTTTCTGGAATTGTTGGTCCTCCTATATCGGCAGCGATGTCTGGGGCAGAGCAACTGTTTACTGATAACACTCTAGCTGAAATGCAAGCGACAAAAGAGATAAGAGATGATGCTCTTAATTACAATGCTAGAACACCAAAAGGCATAGCAATTAATCGTCAGTTCAATGAGGACATGTCACAGGGAATTGAAACGTTAGCAAGAACGTATAACGAAAATACAGATAGATTAGGTCCGATACCTGACATGATTGATTATGGTGTTACTGAATATCAAAAGCTACAACCTGAAACACAATTTGCTTTAGGCAACGCACTAGGAACGGCTGAATTGGCGGCAATGGGTGTGGCTGGTCAGCAAGTTCGTAGGGGAATGCAACAACGAGCTGATTCCGAAAAAATTAATAGAGCAGCAGATAACGTACCGACAGACGATGCCTATTCTAATGTACGCGAGACATTAGAAGAGATGGGCGCAAGACAGCTAATGGTTAAGGATAAAGGCGGCAATTGGGCTAAAGATAATTTGGACTACCAGCTTGAACCATTAAAAATTGGAAAATCAAAAGCGTTAAGCAAATGGGTAGATCAAAAAATCGTACCCTACATTAGAAACAATATGGGTACGGGTAGAAACGATCCATTAGTTGCGTCTGCGCTTGAAGAACAACCATCTTACTTTAATCCAGATATTCGCCGTGCGGAAAGAAATCCATCAGAAGGGCCACTCAATAACGCTGAACTCTTAAGGTCTAGCCTGATAATCGAATACCCACAAAGTGTTGGGTTGTCTGGTGGATTGACTCCGACTGCTGCTAACAGGATAGAGAGGACCGGTGATGATTTAATAGGAGTGTACACAGTTGATAGTCTTCTTAATCCTAAAAATATTATTGAACCTTCATTCCAGACTTCAACAAATCGGCCTACGGGACCTAATTCATTATTTGAACAAACTAGAAAAGAGCTTCAATTTGACATGTGGATAGCTAATGCACCCGATGATTTATTGAGGGAGGCTCCATTATCTGATCAAATTTTTGACGAATATCGCGTAGAACTGGATGATATTACAGATGAAATGGTCAAGCAGAAGCTAATAAAAGACAATCCTTGGCTTGCAAACGCCGACCCATCGACTAAAATTAATGTATTAGATGACTTTTATGATGGGTCCTCCGTAGCAAGCGATTTACAGCTCAATGCATTAATGGATGGACTACAAGAGCTAACCTATACAGATAATAACTTTCCGACTAAGTTAGCTCTTACTGATGAACAGTTAAGTAAATTAACTATTGAGCAAGCATCAAAAAGGGTAGGCGAACTTAATATTTACAAAGAGAAAGATGCTTTCAAGAGCAATCTTAAAGATAAACCTGTACGCTTCAATGACCCAGAATTACAGCTAACTAATTTTAGTCAAGACAAAGGGATGAAGTGGGTAGACCTTAATGAAACAGATAGCGCTGCTGGAATGGGAGCTTGCACCGCCATTGGCAAAGCTGGCGGTTGGTGTACGATGGCCAAGCCAGAGGCTCAGGCTTACACTTCCGATGACAGTCAACTCATTGTCGGACTAGATGGGGATGGGAGACCTCACATACAAATAGGAGCCCAATTTATGCCTAAAGATTTTTTATTCAAAGGCTCTCCTAGCCAGATAAATATAAATCAGATAATGCCCGTCGAGAATAGTTTTAGTGGCGGTAAAGCTCAAAGTTATATAAAGCGCGACCCAGATTATGAAATTAAAATTAATAAATCATTGGCATCTTTATTAAACGATATGGATAAAACCAACGAAATTGAGATAGGTCGTAGGGCATCAGCTGGAGCTGCAATAAAAGGCTTCGACATATACGATACTAAATATAACGGAGTCGTTAGATCGTTCTTTTTTGATCAAAGAAATCCATCAGAAGCAGACAAGGCCATTGCGCGACAAGGGCTTGATTTTTTTAATGGAGTGGGAACGAACGCTTATGAAGACGCTGCAGCGCTTGTCGTTGGCACTAAAAAACTTTTAAAAGGAAACAAT